CAAAGGCGGCATCGTTTGGATTCGCCCATCGCATGAGAACGGGCGCAAGTGCCGCGATGCCAGCCATCGACAGCTTCTTCGGGTCGGTTTCGCCCGTCGCCATATACACAGCGAGCGCGCCAGCTATAAAGCTACGCGACCAGCTCGCCGCTAGTGCCTTTGCTTTTTCCATTTTTCTTCGCTTTCTTCGGCTTTGCAGGTGCAGCCGAATCGGGAGCATCGACGATCGGAAAATCGCCGTTATACGGTGCAAATCGCGGAATGCCAAAACCAACAACAGGTGATCCCGTGCCGAATTTGCGTTCCTTAATCATCACCATTCCGCCGTTGCGCTGATCTCCCGTGCCTGATGTGTTGCCTTCAACGCAAATGACAGAATCTTTTTTCACATCGACGACAATGCCGATATGCGAAATGCGATCGATGCCGTCGTGTGGAAAATCCATAAAAGCGAGCCAACCCTTTTGCGGTATTTCGCTCCAACGATTTTGATCCTTGAATTTCTGGGCTCCCGTAGCTGTGCTGACAACCGATGGAATTTTGATGCCCGCTTTCGTGCAGCACCACATTACAAATGATCCACACCAAGGCAAACCGTCAGCCATTGTGCTTTTGCCGTATTTTGTTAAATTGACAGGCTGTTCAATATAACCTACTTCGCCCAATGCAATTTCAATCACGCGCGCTGGCGTTTGATCAGGATACATCAGACACCACCCATCGGCAGGTTATTTCGTCTAACACAGCGTCATCACTCGGTTTTGGACTAATAAAAGCATCACGATCGGCATCGTAGGTGTAACCGATCCCTGCATAATTTTTTCTAAAAGTCGCATTGAATGATGTTTGAATCCATTTTCCGCCAAAAAGATTTTCACAAAAATCAATCCCTTTTTGTTCCACTTCGATTCCATCAATTAACAATTCTTCGTTATTTACGACAATAACTTCAATGACTTCATCATTGTCATTTAATTTTGCAAAATGTGCCATTAGTAAGTGATGCTCCCGCTCCCTGTAAATTGATAAATGTGAAAAGACCCTGATGTTGTATAAGTCGGCGATCCTGTTGTTGATGCCGCTGCTTTAGTTGCACGCAAAATTACTATGCCGCTACCGCCATTTTTCCCATTATTGACTTGATTCCCAGCACCGCCGCCGCCGCCTGCGCCGCGATTTGTTTGTCCTGCTGTTCCGTTGTCATTATTTGTTGAACCATTACCGCCGCCGCCCGTGCCGCCCGTTCCAGCTGAAGCGTTTTCTCCACCGCCACCGCCGCCGCCACCATAAGTAACCGATGAACCCGTAATTGATGTTGCAACACCATTACCACCCGCGCCATCGGAAACATTGTAACCAGCGCGACCAACCGCGCCAGCTCCACCACCACCGCCGCCCGAATATGCTGAACCATCATCGCCAGCATTTCCACCGCCAAAACCTTCATTGGCTGTGCCTGTCCCACCTGTTGCCGTTCCGTTACCTTTTGCACCACCGCCACTTCCACCGTTGCCACCATTGACTGCAAGATTGCTACCACCACCACCGCCACCTGTTGTTGAAACTGTTGAAATTGACGATGTTCCGCCAGCTCCGCCGCGAACTGCACTTGCCGCGCCAGCACCGCCAGCACCCACGGTCACGGTATAAGTCGTGCCAGCGTTCAAACTTATTGGAGATGGTAGTGATCCACCACCGCCCGTAGCTGTTACGCTGCATCGCAAACCGCCAGCTCCACCACCACCGCCACGATCAAAACCACCACCAGCACCGCCCGCGACAACCAAATAATCTACTGTCACAGCTCTTGGATAATTTTGTGCCGCAACAATTCCCAAAATTGTCATGCAATATCGCCTATAACATACCAAGTGTCAGTTGCAACTTTGATACACGAAGCAGCTGAATATTGTGCTCTCAATTTCGGTTGTGCCGCAGTCGCACCCGTTGAGAGAATGCTTGTCGTGCCCGATGTCACGGCTTTGATTGTCGTTTGACCAGCACCGATTTGAATTACATTGATAACGGTTCCAATGGCAAAACCAACATTTGCATTTGTCGGGATTAGAAAATCATTGGCTGATGCAACACTCATTGTAATAAGTTTTTGATCTGCGTCGCTCAATACGACGGTATAAGTAGCCGTCTGCGCGTTTAAGGTTACTTTTGAGCCTGCCGCATAATCAAAAGCGATGCCTACCGATCCAGCTGTGCCGCCACCTGTGATTGGCGATGTTACTGTGACCGCCGTAATGTCGCCTTGATCGTTTGCAATCCAAACATAATCCAGATCGGTGTTTGAATTTTTAGACAATATTTGACCGGTCGTGCCGCCTTTTAGATCAACAAATGAAGAATCGATGCTGTTGCCAAGCGTGCGCATGGCAGCTGCACCATCTTTGACAAGATCGGTATCGTCGGGCGTTTCCCACCCAAAATTCGTTGTGTTTGCCATTCCCGCTCCTTACGCGACGATTGTCGCCTGTTCCCATGTAAGTGTATTCGATAAAGTGTTCCAATATTCGGTGACAGGCACAGAATTCCATCTGAATGCCTGCAAGCTAAACGACAGCGGCGAAACGGTCATCGTGAGCTTGATGTCAGACACCGTGGCTTGAAATGTCCAGCCTTCAACAAATCCCTGAAATTCGCCGTTATTCATATTGGCTGGCAGATTTTGAAGATTAATTGGCATACCCATAAAAATGCCTAATAAAGCCGCGCGATCCGTTTCATCGATTTCAGGATTGCCAAGCGCAAAAGTGACGCTGTCAAACACCGCCCGCGGGTAAGCTCGCAACGCTAAATAAAACGCTGCCTGATCCTCAGCGTCGCCCTGATTCTTTAGATATGTCCTGATTGTTTGAGATAGCTCTCCATATTCCGCTATTGACACGACATCGCTGTCGCTGACTTCCGAATTCCCACTTGATGTGTATTGAAGCGTGATGCTGTTGCGGACATCGCCTGCCCGTTTCTTTGTCGTAATATTGCCAGCGAGAGCGTGAGAAGCGTCTAAATCGACATAGCCATTTGTTGAAAAATATTCGGTTCGATGCGTGCTGTCGGCATAATTAATGAGCCCATTTGCCGATTCATAAAGATAACCTAAACCTGAATTGGCAATACTCGCAGCCAATGAATACACATCAGAATCAACGCTGTTTTGACTGTCAAGCGTGTAATCACCAACATCAATTTCGCCTAAACCGTTATTTTGAGCATTTGCCCATGTAATTGTGGGATCGTAACCTGACCAAGTTTCACCCGCTGGAACCAGATTCCAATTGGCAAAAAGCACCGTTTCAAGCACTTCGCGCATTTGCTCACCGTCTGTTCCTTGCGCAAGATTGCCCACAAAAACAGCTTTTGGCAGCCTAGCTAAAGCACCTAAAGCCGTAATTGCGATTGTTTGAGCAATGCCAATGATGCCAGCTGATGACACGCTCACATTCATGTCCGTAATGTTGCCGCCAAATAAAACGACCCATGTGCCTGCGTCATTTTTTACTTCGATGGTTACGCCGTCATTTATGTCAAAATTGATTGAACTTAGATCATTATTGATTAATTGAAGCCGACAATATCCCGCCACAGGTTGTTGATAAATATTTGTGCGACCTGATGTGATTGTGAGATTTGAAAGCGTGAGATTTGTATATTCAATGCCCTGAATTTTGACACGCCACTCAGGTGTCCAAACACTCATAAAGCGACCTGAGCAAATGCGCCCGCGCCCAATGTGCCGCGCGCCTGTGAATCATTCAAAATGGTAACAATTTGTCGCGCTGTCGATTCAGGATCAACGGCACCATTAACGGTCAAATTGATTGTGTTTCCAGCTTCGTCAGCACGACGCACGCGAGATATATCAAAATTTGACGGAATCGTTCCCAATAACGGCGGCAAACCAGCACGGGCACGATTGGCAATATCCGCATCTAAAGCTTCAAGTGTCGTTAAAGCTCGATTTTGATTTGCCAAAGCGTCTGCAAATCTGTCCATCGCGTCCATTAATAATTGATCCCAATCGACAAGAGCTGCCGCTGATCCATTACCCGCGCCACCGCCGCCCATAGCACCACCACCGCCGCCCGTAGCTCCACCGCCGCCCGTAGCTCCACCGCCGCCCGTAGCTCCGCCCGTTGCCGTGCCGCCGCCTAAAGGTCTTGCGCCAAGATTAACGCCGTTAAATGCTCCCGTCACTTCACCAATTTTTTCAATTGGGTTTATTGTGTCGCGTCCGGTCACGCGCGCAAAAAGATTGTAAGCACGAATGGCAACATTAATGATTTCAATAAAACCGTTAATTGCGTTTTTTGCTTGATCTACAACAAATTTCACGACAGGTGTTAGCACATTGATTGCGATTTTTATTTTATCAACACTTTCTTGAATTGCCGCGACCAAAACAGTTTTGAATATTGGGATAAGATATTTATCAATCCAATCCCAAACTTCTTTTAGCGTGCTCAAAATGTCTTTGAAATCTTGGCGTTTGTCTTGAATTGTTTTGCCCACCGTAATGAAAGCATCTTTAACCGCGGTTATAATTGGCTCAAAAAAGTCTTTGATGTAATTGACGACGCTTGTAAAGCTGGAAACGATGCTGTCGCCTTTACCGCTTAGAGTGTCGCTCAATTGTGTGAAAATAGGCAGAATTTTGTCGGTGATAAATGTCAATAATTTATCCAAGATGGGCAATAAAGCCGCTCCGATTGTTTCTTTTGCTTCATCAAATGCGACTTTGATTCGATCAATCCGCCCTTGATAAGTATCAGCGTTTGCAGCTGCCGCGCCACCATAAAGATCGGTCAGCTGTTGAACCGCCCCTTGATAGGTAAGCGTTTTGGCTTCGGCTGCCGAAATTCCAACATTGAGTTTGGCAAGCGCGCTCGTATTGCCTTCATAAGCTTTGCCAAGCGCATTCGACACAGCTTCAAGCGGTTTGCCTGTTGCCGTGGATATGTCTAAAGCTAAAGATAAAAGTTTCTGCGCTTTTTCCGTGTCGCCTGTTGCAACAGCCAACCGCTGCAAGGCAGGGCGCAATTTATCATCGGCAACGCCCGTGGCTAGCGATGTCTTAAGTATCTGATCTTCAACAGCTTTGATCTGCGCATCGGTCGCGCCTGTGGCGGTTTCTAACGCTTTTGCGAGCTTTAATTGGGCTTGCTCATCTTCAATGGCAGCTTTAACACCATCGATGGCAAGCTTGCCAGCATATGCAACGGCGGCGGCAGCGGCTACGGCAAAAGCGGCAGCCGCTTTTTTTCCAAACTCACTAACCTTGCCCGCAAAACCATCGACTTGATCTTCGGCATCTTTTGAACCTTTTTTCAGACCATCAAGATCGGCGTCAAATTGAATTTTGACTTTAGGAATTCCAGCCATTACGCACCGCCTTCCAGCTTTAGACGCCTAACAATATCTTTGACAATTGCGACATAAGCATCAGCCACGGGCTTGATATTTGCATCGACGGTGGGATTGATCCAATAACCGCGCTTATTGCGACCCTTGACAAATCGATTGCCCATTGTGCGACCCGCATCGTCGGTGGGTCTGCCCGTGCCGCCGTATTCTGAGCCCCATAAAAGTGCGCCAGCTGGCGCAGCTTGTCGATTTCTTGTTTTGCCACGGGTATCGCGCTCGCCGCCGTAAGGTCTGCCGACTTTTTTTGATCCGCCAATATCAACACGAATCATGCGATCTCTTGGCGTGCTGATTGATCTGGCGACGAGAATTGCCTGCGGCGGTGCTGCCGAAAAGGCAGCGGCAACAGACAATTCCCGCGCCAATGATTGTGAAAGTGGCTGCGCTTTGTCGCGCAATTCTTGTGAAGCTTCTTGCGGCAAAAGCCGAAGCGTGGCGCGCAAGTCTTTCAAAGCAATAGGATCGACTTCGATGCGGATTTTACCGCGCTCTTTTGTCGCCATTTTGCTTCTCCAATACTTCAATCGCCGTTAAAACATCTTCGGCGGATTCCCAATATTGCATCGGAATCCCTGTGGCAATAGCCAGCTCGACGAGTAGCCGACTTACTGATCCGCTGGCGTGGCTTTTGGGTTATCGTCACCCACGACGATTTCGGTGATCGTTTCGCACCACGCTTCAAAAGGCTTGACAGGTTTTCCACCCGCTTCGCGCTTCATCGCGTGATAAGCCAAAAACATCAAATCGGAAACGCCAATCTTGTCTTGCGCTTGCCCGATCCGAAATCCCGTGCTTTTTTCCCATTTAGCCCACTCAGGCGGTGCAGCGACATAAGTCGCGACATCGCCTGAGCTGTATTCAATTTGAATTGATAGCTTCATTTTGCTCCCGTTTCTCTAATTCCTAGCTGAACGATTCAGCAGGTGTTCCAATGACCGTGAAGCTCATCGACACGGTTTGTGCATCAGGCGCGGTTCCGCCTACCGATGGGAAAACGGGTAGCACCTGAAATGTGAATGTAGCACCT